ATTTCTTCGGAAATAAGTCCGACACAAAGGTCGATGCGTTTGCACTCATGGCTCCGCAAATTACGCGGAGCGAAGGTCACCCCTTTAAGCGGAAACACCGCCCGAGTGGTGATGTCGGAGGAGAATTCTTTACTCAACGTAGTTACGTGAAAGGCCTTGACAGGCAAACTCACGCTCGTTGGGTAGAGAGATTTGAAGGACCTGAGGGTCCTTCCTCCAAAGCGGAAGTTGATTTCAACGGCCGCTATTTTCCGATACCGGTAAACAGTAACTCTAGCAATATGTTCCCAGCATCTTCCTTTTCCTCGCGAGAGGTTTTGGAAGAGAAGGGAGCAACCGCTATAGCGATCTGTAAACCGACCAATGCTGTTGCCGACACCTCAACCTTTCTCGGCGAAATCCTTAGGGAAGGCCTACCCAAGTTGGTAGGTCATACTCTTTGGAAAGACAAGACTCATGCCGCCCGTTCTGCGGGAGGCGAGTTCTTGAATGTCGAGTTCGGTTGGCTACCCATGATATCCGATATGCGTTCTATTGCATATGGGATTACTCACGCACAAACGGTCGTTGACCAGTACGTGCGTGATGCTGGGCGCCAAGTGAGGCGCGGTTTCAGCTTTCCGGTAGAGAAATCCCATACTGAGATTACTTACGAGGGACCGAACTCAGGATTTGGTTACCTGAGTCCGCCCGCTAGTAAGCTTCTCTTCAGTATGGGAACAGGGAAAACGGTTGAGACTCGGTCAGTTACCAAGTCTCGGTGGTTCTCAGGTGCGTTTACGTATCATCTTCCGACGTCATTGACTAACGTCATCGGTGATCCGGAAATCGCACTGAAAGCCAAGCAGGTGCTTGGCCTCGAACTTACCCCAGAAACTGTCTGGAACCTTGCTCCCTGGAGCTGGGCCGTTGATTGGTTTTCCAATACGGGAGATGTCATTTCGAATCTCTCGGATTGGGCCCTAGACGGTCTGGTTATGCGCTATGGGTACATGATGGAAACTACCATCGACAAAGTACGCTATAGCTGGCAACCGATTCTCCGGAAACCCGGAAAACCGACGCCATCCGCTATCGAATTCGTCACTGTGACGAAGCAGAGAGTCGGAGCTAACCCCTTTGGATTTGGCATTACCTGGGACGGTTTGTCTCCGCTTCAGGTCGCCATCGCTGCGGCTTTGGGACTATCCCGGAGCTGAAGTGTGCGTAATGCACGCGTCAAACACCGTGAGTCCATTGGGCTCACAGAAAAGGAGTACGCCAGATGTCATACGCAGACCCACAGACTGTCACAATCTCGGCAGTCACAACCCCCCTCCCTCGTACGAGTACGAAGGCGGACGGGAATGACTACTCGAGTGCGGACGGTCTCATCAAGCTCAGCGCGTCCCACGCCTACGGGCGTAGGATTCGCCGAGTCTTGAGGCTGGACCATTCGAAGATCTCGGCAGACCCGTTTTTGCCGGCGACGAACGTCAAGGTGTCCATGTCAAACTACATGGTCTTTGACGTACCCGTCGTTGGCTATACGGCTGCCGAGGCACTAGCGGTTTACACGGGTTTCAAGACCCAGTTCTCCGCCTCTTCGGATCTGCTCATCAGCAAGCTTCTTGCTGGTGAGTCCTAAGAAAGAGCGGGTAAAGGAAAATACCTTGACCGTGTCGGGGATGTTCACGTTTTCAATAAACCGAAAACATGTCGTCGCCTTCGTGGGCCTGGTACTCCTTGCTCTCTCTTTGGTCCTCGATAACACAACGCTCAATACAATTGTTGAGTTTTGTGGCCAACTGCTAACTCCCCAACCTTAACGGGTAGCGCGCAAACCTTTAAAACAGTTAGGCGCGTCCGTTGGGTGTAAGGAGTTATTATCGATTGCCTGTGGCATCAGGCCAGGATTGACCACCTCTATTTAAGGAGGGATCAATGAAAAGCCTGTTGCGACTCTGGAAAGAGATAGCCAATGAATCGGCTATCAGATGTTGCACTAGCGCCACCCATGACATTAAAACTGTCATGGCGCGTACCGAACACGAGGGGGTATCGTTTCTAACGATATCCCTACCTGAATTTGGCAAGGCTGTTGAAAAATGCCTTGACCAGAAGCAGGTGTGCCCGCATCAGTTCCCGGGTTTCGCAAGAAACCCTCGGACTGGAGGACCCCTCCCTCTATTTCTGGGAGGTTACCTCGGACGTGTGTTTGATACGCACAATGGTGCGTTACTCGACGAACCATGCATAGATTCCATTCTTGCTATACGTCAACTAACGTTGATGTTTGGCAAGATTTCTCTTAAGTGCACTAGTGCACGGCAGAGAAAGGCTATGCGTGGGTACATCGAGTGTGAGCAGGATGTCAAAGTATTCGACAAGACTATCTCTGACCAACAATTGGCCAGATTTAAATCTATGTCGGATATGCTTTATAGCAGAGTGTTCTCGGAAGTAGACCATAAAATCTACAACCTTGAACTTATGCCAAAGCATGGTCCGGGCGTGACCGCTGATAAACTTTTGGGAAACCAAAAGTGGAACCAGCGTACTTGGACCGCTCGTCTGGAAGAAATTCTCCCCGCTGGGGAGTTTCTTCTTCCTAACTGGCGTTTCTATGACCAGTTACACGAGATCGACATCCTCGAACCCGGTTCTGA